ATAAATTGTACCCTCAAAATCAATGTTTACCAACCATTGTGTCGATAGATTGAGAGGTAATGTGTTGTTATCGGGTAGCACTATTTTGTCAACGGTTGTAATGTTTGATATGTTGAACATTTGCTCTGTTCCTGCCGCTTTTGGATTGAGTTTTATTTCACCAACTCTTTCAAATTGTGCAGAGTAAAAAGCATATTGCATATTAGTGCAATTTGAAAAATCAAGTTTCACACCTAACTTTTCAAGAATTTCAACCAAATCATTTGTCATTGCGTTATTTCTAAAAATCATAACTGCATCAGTCGGCACAATGTCATATTTCGGCTTAAAAGTTTCAACATTCCAACCGCTTCCGCCAAAAGCGCATTGATAATTCGTCCTTGCGCCGTTCTGTTGATATGCGTCCCAAAACGCATCATATTCTGCTTGCTTTCCCTCGTCAAAGCCATAATTCACAACAGGAGAAAACAAGACTTCTTTTCCGTTTGCATATGCCATTTGTTCGCCCCCTTATGCAATGCGCTTTGCTTTGATGTTCTTGATTGTGTCAATCTCTGAATCACTGCCCAAAATGACATATGTCGGTGTCACTCCTATTGTGTAGTGATTTATGTCAGCAACACCGTTTGACACACTGCCGACATTGAAAGCATCTATTGTTGTGTAGCCTGTTGACAAGTTTGCGATTCCTGTCTTCACATTACCGCCTGACGATTCTTGCCAACTGATAAGATACACACCGCCGCTCTCCAAGCCTTGATGATTAGCCATTGTGCCTTTTGTCGCACTGCTTGCGAGTGTCAACCAACTGCCTGCTGTCAAGAGTGCTGATTGTTCAGCATAACTTGCACTCATTGCGCTTGTTGCGTTTAATGCATTTGCAACTGTGATTGCATCGCCTGCAATTTGCAACCAAGTGCTGAATGTGCGCTCGCCGCTTGATGACTTTGAGCCTGTTCTGACGAATATCTTGTCAGCAGTCAAAAGCAATTGCAAATAGTAATCATCAACAATGTGAAATCCTCTCAAAATCCAACCATGAATTGTTTCCGAGCCGCTTCCGTACATTGTGCGAATCGTTGCGCTTGTATAACTGTAATAATTGCCGCATGGATCATAACCTTCGGGAATAGTCCAACCGCCATTTTCGTTAATAAATTCGAAGTCATCTTTTTGAATTCCACCTTTGAGCAGTCCTGCGCTCAAGATTCCGCTCAAGGACTCTGAAAGACCGCTCACAGACTCTGCAAGACTGTTCATTTCAGTCTCATGCTCTGCGAGAATGCTTTCGATGCTCTCTTTTGTTGTGTCATTTGTGATGATTGCGAAGAGATTCTGCTTCTCGTCTTCCGTCAACACTTCATATTCTGCTTGTGTTCCGATGAAGAATTTCAAGCCGACTCCGTTGATTGTCTTTATCGTCTGCACAAATCCTGTGTCAACATCTTTGATTTCGCCTGTCTCAACTGCTTGCGAGATTGCAGTCAAAATCTGCTCTTTCGTCATGCCCTCGAATTTGCAGTTGTAGTCACATAAAACATAATATTTTCTGTCGAACATCATTTTTCTCCTTTGTTCACTGTTTCACATTATGAATCAAAATCAACATCGAAATTGTTCGCTTCTGCGAGTGCTTTCTTGATTTCGATTTCTTGTCTCTTGAAGTCTGTCTGCACAGAGTCTTTGTCTCTGTATGCTTCATCATAATTGCGAAGAAGCATTGCGGCGGCTGTTGTGTCGGGTGGAGCATATCTCTTGACAATCTTTGTCGAGACCACTTTGCCCTCTTTCTTGATACCTTCCATTTCCTCATACTCGAAGCCGATTGCTTTCTTGTAGAGTGCCGCTTTGACATTCAAGATGACTGTCTGTCTTCCCATGCGTAAAGCATCCGACAATTCCGAATATTTGTTTTTATAATCACTGAAAGTCGAAAGAGCAATTCCAAGTGCAACACTGATTTCTTTTTCAGTTGCTCCACTTCTCGCCCACTCGGTGATCTGATTGAGATGCGGCTTGACAAATTCGTCATATTTTGATTTTCTGCCTGCCATTTTTCTTCATTCCTTTTTTGATTTGAGACAAAGGCTGTAACCTCAAGCCATTTAACAGTCTGCCGTTCGCAGTCATCTCTGCACCTTTATCTCGCCGCCATTATACCACAAAAAAGTCATTTTGTCAATACTTTTTCGAAAATTGTGTCAAAATGACTCATGAAATGCCGTCTGCAATGCATTGAGCAATTCGCTTGACACCGATTTTGCGATACAATTCACAGTCTTTGCGATTGTCAAGAAAAAAGACTTCGAGCAGAATCGCAGTCATCGTTGTGCGCTTTATGACATAGAATCCGCTTCCGTCTTTAACTCCACGATTCTTGAATCCCTCATCGCAGAGCTGCTTGCAGATGTTGACTGCTTGCTTGACTTTCTCGCCTTTCCAAGTGAATGCTTCGCACCCTTGTCCGCCGCCTGCATTGAGATGAATCGTCAAAAACAAGTCTGCTTTCGCTTTGTTTGCGATTTGAACAGATTTCTGCAAATAGTCAAGTTGTGTCGATGCTCTGTCAATTGTCGCATCAATCACAGTGTGTCCTTTCATTTTGAGCAGTGGAATCAATTCCTGCACAATCTTTCTTGTCTCGATGCTCTCTTTGTAGAATCCCACTGCGCCATATCCTGCGCCCGATGCTGTGTGTCCTGCATTGATTGCAATCTTCATGCACATTCTCTCCCTTTTGTCAAATGTGTCAAAAATGCTCAAATTCTCGACCATATAACCATTATACCACAGAATTTGTTGCGAATAGACACAAAAAAAGACGAGATTTTCTCTCGCCTGCTTTTTCGTCATTCGTTTTCTTTTGTCATTTTTTCGATTGCTTTGATTGTTGACTCGACTCTCATTCGGTTGCTTGTGTCTCCAATCATCTGCTCAACACTCCACATTCCGAGCGGCGCATCTGCTGTCTTGTTGTATCTCTCAAGTGCTTCTTCAAGTCTCTTCTTTTGCTCATTCGTCATCTCTTTTCCCCTTTTCATTTGCTTGTCTTTCAATCATAGCATTCAAAGATTCTCGATGCAATCATGCTCTCGCCATTGTTTTTTCTGCTTCTGCTTTTATCATCTCAATGACTCGAATGACTTCTGCATCGTCTGTCAAGTCATTCATCTCATTCAGTATGTCCCACCAATAGATGCGTTCATCTTCATCGACTCCGTCATTGTAGATGTCAATTGCTTCTTCAAGTTCGTGTGCAAGTTCAATGTTCATTTTGTTTCCCCTTTTCGTATGTGTGTTTGCTACTCTCTAACAATATCATTCACTGACTCAAAGTGCAACAGTTTTGTTTCATTTTGACACAAAAAAGAGAAGCAGTTTCCCACTCCTCTTTTTTTGACTTCACACTTTCCTGCTGTTTCGTCTCAAAATCTTATTCAGTCCTTTCATTGCTCCACCGATGTCACCGCTGTTGACAAGACCAATCAACACCTTGTATTGTTGCGTTGTGAGGTCTTTGAAGTGACTTTCAATTTTGCATCTCGCTTTCATCTTATCTTCCGCATTCTCCTGCATTTCGATATATGCCGCCATGAGCCGCTCGTTCCTTTTATACACAGTTTGAATCAAATTGTTTTTGTGCCATATTTCAATCTTGACTCCCTTTTCAAGCAGTTCTTTTGCTTTTGAGGGTGATTTTGTCACAAGAATCGGCTTTCTTTTATAGCAATCAACCACAGTATATGAAAAGTTATTCACTTAAAAGCACCGCCTTTTCTCCTGTGAGAGTCTCCCATCTCTTGATGATGACATCGCAATATTTCGGGTCAAGTTCCATTGTGAAGCAAGTGCGATTTAATTGTTCGCAGGCAATGAGAGTTGAGCCACTGCCGCCGAACAAGTCAATGACAACATGTCCGTCTTTGCTGTATCTTTTCAAGAACCATTCCGCAAGTTTTATCGGCTTTTGAGTTGGGTGATGTCTCTTGTGGTCAAACTCTTGCTCTGTTCCGAAAACACCTGCCCACTTGACTCTCGCAATGTCTCTCTTATGTTTGTTTTTGCTCCAACACAATTCAAAGCAACTTCCATACATTTTGTCACTTGAATAATCTTCTTCGACATCATCATTTCCGTTCGCTCTCTTGTCCCACACAATCCAACTGCCGTCATTCTTATTCGGGAGCAACTCGGCAAAATAATCCGCTCCCCACAAAAACATTTCTTTTGCATCGATAGACAAAACCGCATCAATCATTTCGGGACAGAAATCATCGACCTTGCCCTGCTCATATTTTTTGCCACCTGTGAAATTTTTCGATTTTGCAAAATCAAGATTGTTTTTCATGCCGCTGAAATCAGTATCAAGATTCATGCCATAAGGTGGGTCGGTGAATACCATGTCAGCCTTTTTTCCATTCATCAACTTCTCAACAGTTGTCTTGTCGGTGCTGTCTCCGCACATCAGTCTGTGTCTGCCCAACTGCCATATATCACCGAGTTTTGTCATCGGCTCGGATTCCTCGTCAACTTCGGGAATCTCATCTTCGACAATCTCTTTCGGCTCTTCAATCTCAAAATTGTCAAAGCCGAATGCAAGCATGTCGAAGTCCATGTCACGCAGCTCTGCAAGTTCTTCACTCAATTTGTCAAAATCCCACTCTGCGAATTCGCTTGTCTTATTGTCTGCGAGTCTGAATGCCTTGATTTGCTCATCTGTCAAGTCATCAGCAATGATGCAAGGCACAGTCTGCATTCCGAGCCTTTCTGCCGCTTTCTTTCGAGTGTGACCGCACACAATGACATTGTCTTTGTCAACCACAATCGGCACTTTGAATCCGAATGCTTCGATGCTTGCAGCCACTTTTCCGATTGCCGCTTCATTGTGTCTCGGATTGTTTTCGTATTCAATCAACTCTTCAATTCTTTTCTCAATGATTTTCATTTTTCATTCTCCTTTTAATTCTTTATACCAAACACGCAATCTCTGCACCATTTGCAAGGACTGTTGTGTTCATTGATTCCGCACCCTGCTCTGTATTCACCCACAAGGCATTCAGACGGAGATGCAGTGTATAGCACAGCGCAAAAAGGGCGAAAGTCTATTTTGCGAGATTCTTCAAACACTGTGCCATGCAAGCGAAAATTCACTGCATGCTTGATGTCTGTTGTGTGTGTGCATTCGGGATTGCACTTTTCACATTTCCTGCGGTCACACAAATATGCGACTTTCGGAATCGTGTCTGCTCGTTTGTATAAAATGTTTTTTTCGTCTCCGCTGTGATTGTAATGAAAGCGAATCTCTTCATCTCTGCGCAGAGCCGCTTCAACCAATTTTCCGACTTCGTTTTCCATTTCATTTCTCCTTTTCTTCAAATCTCACAATCACGAAATCTCTCTTGTCATCGATGACTGTGTGATGTATTTGTTTGATATATTTGCGACTGTCATTCTTGATGACTCCGAATTTTTGAAGCGCATCAAGAATGAATTTCTGCGCTGACTGTATGTTGTCAACATCTCGCCGCTTTGTCTTCTCATGCCATTCAATGTGAATTTCGCAAGGCTTTTCAACTTTGTGCAATTGCTTCTGCAAGATTGCTCTCTTGATGCTCCAACCGATGAGAGACTCGATGCTCTTCTTGAATTCTGCGCCTTTGCTCCAATGTGAACGGCAAGCATTTTGATATTGATTCAGAGAGGGCAACTGCGCATCAATGAGCAACTCATTCATTCAGATCACACTCTCTTTTCTTTCATCATCTTTTGATATTCACGATATTTTCTTGTGTATTCATACGAATCACCGAAGATGTTGTTGACGGCTTTGAACAATTTCGGCTCATGCTTTTGAATCAAATCAAGTTCTTTCTCAAAGTCTCTGCCGAATGGGCAGCCTGCACAACCTGTGCGCTTCATTCCCCACACTTCATAACAATCGCTGTGCTTTATATCATGCGCCGCTTCATAGATGCGTTTTGAATTGTCATCAAACCAAAACAGCGGTCTGTATTGGTCAATTTTTCCGATGCCCTCTGAATAGCAATTTTTATATATAGTTGACCTTGCGCCGCCCTCTGCTTTTCTCACTCCTATGCAAGACATATCAAATCCGTTTTTCTCGCTGATATAGTTCACAAGAGCATGCTTCTTCGCCCATGTGCAACACTTCGGAGAAATTGCGAATGCAGGGGGATTCTCAATCATGAATTCTTTGAGATATTTGTTATAGTTGATGTCAAAACTGCTGGCTTTTCTGTTTTCTTTGCCGCCGTAACAGTTGCACCACCATTTCAGCGCAACTTTGCATTTCGGATATTTTTCGATGAGAATTTCAAACGGCTCATCTTCCCACTTGAAATTGTGCTTTTGCAATCGAGAAATCATCTCGCTCACTCTTTTCGATAAAAACGGCACTCCATATTCTTTGCAAGCAAGCGGAATCGGCTTTGTTGCGCTCAATCTTGTGATTTTGATTTTGTATTTATCTTCAAGATATTTCAGATGTCTTTTCGTTGCTTCGTATTCAAGACCTGTGTTCATGAAGACATATTCTGTCTTTTTTTCGGTGTCTATCTTGTGAATTAAATCGAGCATGATGTCACTGTCTGCGCCGCCACTGATTGAGCAAGCAATCTTTGAATGCCTCGCAATCTGTCTTTCTGCTTTGTAAATCGCATCTTGTGCATACATGTCTTGTGTCGCATTCACGAATTCTTCGATGTTCATGTCTCAATTCCTTTCTTTTAGTGACGATTTGACACATTGATGCCGAGCAAATCTGAATATTCTCCGAAAGAGTCTTTCAATGCTTTTCTTCTTCTGTCTTCGCCCTTGACTTCAATCGGAACACACATTCCAAGCAACCGACTGAAAATGCGCTGATAGGCAAGGTCAGCAGGATTCTTGATTTGCTCTGCTGTCAAGTTTGAAGTGACAATCAGCGGCAAGCCTGCTTTGCATCTTGTGTCAATGACATTGAAGATGATTTCCTGCATGTATTCCGTTTTTCTCTCTGCCATTATGTCATCAAGCACAAGCAGAGCAAATTTGTTCAAATCGTGAGGACTCAATTTGCCGTCAAAGATGTCTTGTGCAATGTCAGAGAGTTTTTCAAGTTTGCAAGGAAAGCCATTGTCAATCAGCGCATTTGCGATGCATGCAGAAGCAAATGTCTTTCCGTTTCCGACTGTGCCGAACAGAAGCAGTCCTTTTCCGTCTTGAAGCATTCTCTCAAAATTCTCGACATAATTCTTCGCAATGTTGATGATCTGACTGCTGTCTCCGTCATCATGTGCGAAGTCCCATTCTTGCATTTTGTATTCTCTGAAACATGCTCTTCGCATCTCTCTCACTCTCTCAATGCGTTTGCGCTCTGCTTCTTCTCTTTCTCGCCTTTCGCTCTCGCATTTGCAGAGACACATCGGCTTTCTCTCTTCTCCGAAAAGCATCACTCTTGTCTGCTTTGGAGTGTTGCACTTGTGACAGTGAAGAAGTCCGTTGAATTCATAGTCACCTTGCTCTGCTCTGATGCTGTCTGCGGCTTTCTTTTCGACTCCGTCAATGAATTTCGCAATGTTCATTGTTTTTCCTCTCTTTCTCTTTCAGCAGTTTCAAATACATTCGAGCGAGTTCTGCTTTTGTGTATGCTGACATCAAGATTTCAAGTTCTTGCTGTTCTGTCATTGCTTGCTCCTTTCTCAAAAGATGTCATCAAGGTCATTTGATGCATTGTTATTGACTGCGATGTTGCTGTTTTTGCTTGAAGATGAGTTGTTTCTTTCCCATGTTCGCACAGCAGCTCTCCAATCTTTCATTTTGTTTTTGCCTACAAGCCAACCATTTGAAGTGTAATAGTCAACGAATCTCTGTGCATCGACATTGTTCTTTCGTTCAGCACAGTATGCTTTGACTTCTTCGATTGTTGGCGGTGAGAATCTTTTCACATTCTCTTTTTTCTTTTCTTTTTCTTCTTCTTTCTCTTCTTCTATATCTGTGCCTTGACTGTCATTGACATTTTCTTGACTGTCATTGACATCACTTTTGCCAGCAGAAAGAAGTTTTCTTTTCGCTCTCGATTTCTGTTGAGCCAATCTGTTGTATTCTCGCAATTCAGCGAGTTTGTCGATGTTTTGATGTTTCTCCCAATTTGCGATGCAGATTGTTCCGTCAATGATTTCAATCATTTGAAATTGCTGAAAAGTCTTCAATGCAAGTCTCACAGTGTTGAGCGGTCTTCTGAATACTGTCGCAAGCATCTCTTCTGTGTATGCGAGTTTGTCATTCAGCATCAAGAATCCGTCTCGATTCTGCTTCCCTGCAAGACACAGCAACTTGAACCATATGACAATGATGCTGTCTGCTTCGGGCATCGATTCAATCAAAATCACTTTTTCATCATCGAAAACATCTGTGACAATCTTTATCCATTTAACTTCTGCCATTTGAATCTCCCTCTCGTTTGTTGCAACACGGTTTTCTGCGGTTTTTATGCTTCAAGCAAGCAAATGCTCCTGTCAATCAAATCGTGCGCTTTACAGCCATACAAAGCAGCGAGACGATGCAATTGAAAATCAGTCGGAAGACAGATGTTGTTCTCCATTTTAGAAAGCAAGAATTTGTCAAGTCCGATGTCATTGATTTTCTCGCAGACTTCTGTCTGTGTCAGTCCGCATTTCTCTCGCATCACTCTCATGTTGTTGATGAGACTGAATTGCGCATCATCTTCGTCAAGCACTCGATTGATTTTCTTTATCGGTGCAAAGATGCTTCTGCCTTTTGCAAGACATTCTCGCTTGTATGCTTGCATTTCTTCTCTGTTGTCTGTGCGATAGAATCCTTTGTTCTTTGATGATCTGATGAGAATGAAGTCATCTCCGCTGTCATACAGACTCAATTCATGCAAGATTGCTCTTGCTCCTCTTTCACTGCAATTCCAAATGATGCGTAATTCATCATATGTCACAGCACACTCTTTTTCTGTCGGAATGTCTTTCCAACACATTTCAAGTTCAAATTCTGTCATTGCTGTTCTCCTTTCAATTCCTCAACATAGCACCAACTTTGTGGCGGTCTTGTTATTGACTTGAACGATTTATGTTCTGCCATACCTTTATAGGCAAGATTGCAATCGTCCTCGACATTGAAGCCATTGCCCTTGTCAAACCAATAACATTTTTTGCAATTCATACAATCGCAATCGCCCTCGACATAAAACTCGCCCAACTCTTTCGGCTTGTCATAGATTACAAGATTTGAAATGTGCCAACCGTAGCCGTTTTTTTGTTTTAAGTAATCGTCAAGTGTATAAAAATCAAGCCTTGTTTCTGCTTCGCATACATCTTTATATCTGCCAAAATTATATATTTGTGTATAGGTAATTTCTTGTATCCTATCGCACACAAACTCGCCTATTACTTTGCCGTTTAAGCAACAATATTCCGTTTCGTCAGCCCAAAACTCAAAGCCGTCGCACATTTTCACTTTGCCATTTGACAACCATAAACTTTCATCACTCGCATAGCCAAAATCACTAAACCTAAACCACTTTTTAGGTTGCGATGCGTAAATATAGCACTTAAAAGGCACATCAATTTTCGGCTTGGTCTTTCTAACCTCAACCGTCTTTTTGCCACTTGCGATAAGCTCGCACCATTTCGGCTTTATGCTAATTAAAACTGCGTTCATTTGCTCTCCTTTCAGAATGGCAAGTCATCATCATTTGCGATTTCTTCGAATTTCGGTGTTTGTGTTGCGTTGAATGCAGGCGCATCACCGCTTGAAGCATCACTCTTTGAATCTACGAAATAGGCTTCATCTGCAATGACTTCTGTCGCATATCTCTTTTGATTGTTGTTGTCAGTCCACTCTCTTTTCTGAATCGAGCCGACAATGCAGATGTTGCTTCCCTTTTTGAAATACTTGCTGATGAATTCTGCTGTCTGTCTCCATGCGACAACATCAATGAAGTCTGTCTGCGCTTCTTTTCCCTTGCGATTGACTGCGATGCTGAATGATGTCACAGAGACTGCGCTTGGTGTTTGTTTCAGCTCTGCATCTGCTGTGAGTCTGCCGCCGAGAATTACTTTGTTGAAATTAAAATTTGCCATGATTTTTGTTCCTTTCAAATATAATTTTTGTAGAATAGTTTGCGGAATTCTTCCGCTGTCAAATTGTAGTGTTCCATTGCTTTTTTCTGTGCGAGTGCTTTCAATTTGCGACTGATTTGTGCATTCTTGTGAACAGAGTTCTCTCCGAAGATGTGACATTTGTTGTGATGCAGATAAACTGTCAAGCCGTATTTTTCAGACTTGCTTCGCAATGCGCCACCGAAGATGTGATGCTTGTCAAGCGGCTCGATATAGCCGACCATTCCGCACAAGAAGCATCTTGTCTTGTCTTTCTGAATGATGCTTTCAGCCATTCTTCACACCTCTCTGCACTGCTTTGAGTCCGTCAATGTAGCCGTTCCAATACACAACATCGTTGATTGTGCCATTGATGATTGAATCATCTCTTCTGCTTTCTGCATATTTGATGCGCTCTTCAATGTTCATTCATTTGCCCTCTTTCCATAGTGATTTCATTTTTGCAATCATTTCAGGTGTTTCTGTCTGAATGCCGAGTGCTTTGCAGTCTTGAATCAAGTTGTCAAGAAGCAGTGACATCTGCTTCGTGTCATAGACACTTGAGCCATAATAGAGAATGACATTCGTGCAATTGTCAATCTTGCTTGGAAATGTGTCTGTCTGCCAGCCGATGCCGTTTCTTTCCCAACCCTCGCAGAGTCCCTCAACTGTTTCATTCTCGGCACAGACAATCACTGAATTTCCGCCGATGTTTCTGACCGATTCTCGATAGACTTCTCTTTTTTTGACACCTTGATTCTCTGCAATCTTGTCAATCAACACCCATGCATATGCATTCGCATCGAGTGACCGCTTCGCTCGGTATTTCTTGATTTCGATTGACAACTTCTCGATGTCTTTCAGATCGTCATATCCTTGCAGAAAATCGTTCTTCTCATTGATTGCAAGAGTTATCTTCGGAATGCCTGTCACGAAGTCAACATTTGCATCAACAATGCGCCCTGTCAACTTCATTGAGCATTCCTCTGCCAAACAAAAGCACGAATGTTCTTCGTTGTGTTCCATATTGCAAGAGCAGTGATGCGCTTGTTTTCAATGATGATTTTCTCGACTTCAAATTTGTCAAAACACTGTTTTGAGCCGTTCTTGCCGTCTTTGATGTCACACTTGTCAGCAGGAATCCAAATGAAAGGTGATGTGTACAATTCCCTGCCGATTCCCCAATTGAAGCATGCTCTCTTGAATGAGTCAGATGCTTCGCCTTTCTGCGCTTCTGTGTTGCTCTCAACACCGCAGTCAGACTTCCACACCCAATCGACACCATACTCTGTGAAATTAGTCACATTGATGCCCACTCGACAGAAGAGATTGCCCTTGCATTCATAGTGTTCTCGTTGCCAATTCTCTGCGCCGACAGTCTCATCGAGAATGTTCATGTCGCATCGTGCGTTCTTATATAGAAGAAGCACAAGTCCGTTCTGCTTTACAGACTGCACTCTGCATTCGATTTCGTCTGCTGTTAAGTCTCTAAAATTCATATATGTATTTCCTTTCACTTGATTTGAATGTTGCTCTTTGTGAGCAGCTCTGCGCCCACGATTTCAATTCCGTCTTTGAGTGCTTTCTTGATTTCTGTCTTGTTTGCTTTTGGCGCAGTGTATGTCAGCAAGTCATCTCTGTTCGATTGCGCCCATGCAATGAAGACATCTTCATCGAGTTCGACAGATTCGCTCTTTCTGAATGTGATTCTGTTTCGTGCTGTTTCAACCTTGTCAATCCCTGCTTTTTGGAGAGATTCTGACAAATATGCTTTGATGCGTTCAGCAGACTTTTCTTTCGCTTTTCTGCGCTCTGCGAGTCTTGCTTCTTCTGCTTTGATTGCAACGATGTCAGCATCAAGATTCTTCAAGAGACAAGCAATGCTGTCTGCTTTCTCTTCGATGCCTGCTGTGATTGCTTCAAGTGTGTCTGCGATTGCTTCTTCGGGCAATTCGTCATTGTCAATTGCATCGAGTAATGCAAGATAGTCATTTGTCAATTCATAGAGTTTCATTTTTTCTTTCCTTTCTGTAATAGTGACAACAAGATGAGTGTGCCACAGATGATTGTTGTGATTGCGATTGCTTTCATCGGTTGACTCCTTTCAGATCATCGATTGTTCTTTCCTGTGATTCAATGATGTGCGCTTGTTCTTCGATTGTCTTTTCTGCTTCGGCAAGTTTCTCTTTCAAGCCTGCGATTTCCCATTCACGCACTGCGATTGTGTCTTCTTGTGATTTCAATTTCTCTTCGATTGCGTTGATGATTCTTTTCATTCTGTTTCCCCTTTCAAAATTCGATTTCTGTCATCATGTCATAGACACCAGCCTTTGGAAGATTGTACTTCTCTTGAAGTCTGCTCCAAAATTTCAAAGTGCCATATCTCTGACCGTTTTCGATTGCCGCATACTGACTGCGACTGATTTCAAGTGCATCTGCAAGTTGTTCTTGCGACAAGTCAAGACTGACTCTGAATTGCTTCAATTTGATGCGCTTTGTGCTTCCCTTTTCCACTTTATCACCACCTTTCAAATAGTGTCAAATCGACACAAAATCACTGAAAAAAATATGTTTTTCTTAAAAAATTTTTACTTTCAGAAATACATATGAAAAAACATATCTTTTTTGCCTATCTCATCAGTGCAAGACAGCAACCTCTTGCAGACGGCTGAAAAGCCGTTTCGATTATAAGTCGGTGAAAATATCGAATTTTGCGAGTGTCTTGTCACTCAACTTGTGAATGTGCATGTGCCAAAACCAAACGATTTTTTTCATTGCTGTTCTCCTTTCAGAATGGCAAGTCATAATTTTTTTGTTTTGATGATATTCGGCTAAACAGTTTGAACAGCGCATCTGTTTCTGCATGCGACAAAACAATGATTTCGTCTTTGTTTTTGTCATGACTGTTGAAATTCCTCAATGTGATTTTTCCGTCAGAATTAAAACTCGCTTGACATTCTGCGAAATATATCTCACTCAATGCATCAGTTTCAACTGCGTTCATGTTTCTTTCTAAAATTTGCATTTTGATTCTCTCCTTTCGCTTTTAATCAGGGTAGCCGACATATTCGCCTGTCACCATATTTGTGTGCCAACGCACTTGTTCCGTGCTTCCGCTCATCACACCGCACATTCCTCTGCCGCCGCCCGAAATGAATTTTGTCCAAACAGGGACACGAATTGTCTGCTCTTTCCAACCTGTCTTCTTCAAGAGTGCTTTGATTGAAGATGCGAAAACACCATTTCCGACAACCGTGTCTCTTCCCCATTTGTTTTGAAACCAATGAATTCTGACTTCTTTTCCGTTCTCGTCAATGATTGCTTCGTAATCCATTAAACCGTCACCGTCAAGAATCTTGAGTTGCATGTCGCATTCTCTGACAGCATCTTGCTCAATATGTATAGAGATGAAGCAATCATCATAGTCTGTCTCACAGTTTGCGATGCGCTCTTCTCTTCTTTCTAATGCATCAAGCATTCTCTGCTTTCTTTCAAGAATGCTCTTTCTCAATTCTTCTCCGTATAGTTTCATGATGTCTTCCTTTCTTGCTCGGACTTGTGACCGAGTCTTGTGCATTACCGAGCGCAGATGCGCTCGTCACTCTGCTTATTAAATGCCAAGCAATTCTTTGACATTGAG